AACAATTGTTTTAGACCTGAGATGAAATCTTCTGCGATTTCGCCTTTAAGTCCTCTTTCAACTGCCAGTTCATTTTCCTTCATCCATTCTTCAACAACATAGTTTAGATATGTGTCAACTTTTTCAGTTAACTCTTCTTTTGTTGTGTTTATATTACCTTCCAGTTCTGTGCTGTATTCTTCTTCCATACGTTCTACTTCTGAACGTACTTTAGATTTTACTGCAGCTTCGAATACGGTAGCTGCTTTCGTTTTAAACTCTTCAGAAAGGTCACCCTCTCCATTTAGTAGAGCTTCAACGTGTTCTGCGACATCAATGGATTTTAAACGAGATTCAACAGCTTCAGATTTTGCTTTATCTGCTTCTGTTTCTTCGTATGAACCTTCCATTTTGTCCATTTGGCTTTTCATCATGTCATATGTTGCCATGAGTTTTTCTTTGTTCATTTTGCCCATACCGTTATCCATATTGGACATCATGTCTTTCATAGCAGTCATGTATTCCATTTTGGTTTTAGGCATTTTTTCAGCTGATTCTTCGTCACCATCTGAATCTTCTTTAATCTTAGCCATTTTATCTGGCTTTCCTTCACCCTTTTGTTGTGCATCACTACCAACTTCTTTCGCTTTAGCAGCGATTTTCTTTGCTGGTGAGTCTTTTTGCTTAGGGTCTACAACAGCACTACCTGTGTCTTCGTAGTCTGCTTTTGAGGTGTCAATTTTATCTGCTGGCGCAGCTGACTTCATAGGAGCGTCTTGTCCATTGGCTTCTTCTAGTTCACCAAGTACTTCCGCTTCTAATTCCTCAATGGTTTTATCTAGTTCATTTGCCATGGGGATTACTCCTTTTCGTAGTATTACATTTATTTATAAATTTATAACTTTTGAAGAAACTTTGCGAACTCTAAAGCGTTAGCTTTGGAATTATCTGTCTTTGCATTTTCTTCTATGTTATCTCTCATTTCCGCAATCTCAGCTTCTTTTATTAAACCGTTGTTCCAGATCCATTCTTTACCTTCCATAATACCTTCTACGAAAGCATTAGGTGCTGAAGGGTCTGCAACAATGTCTGCTGCTGTCGCCAAATAAAAGTCGTTTCTCACATAGTTTGCACCGTTTTTAGAGTCCAAACTCCCCATACCTCTTGATGAAACACCCAGCTTAGCGCCTTCGTCCATAAGATTTTTTACAATTTCTCCCATTGGTGTACCAAGAATTTTTGCTTCACCAATGTAGTTCTTACCATCAGGATAAAGTGCAGTAATCATATGAGATGCTCTCTCAAGATTAACAGTCGGCCCGTCTGGGTGTCCCAGTTCTCCAAATGCACGTTTTTCGCTGATGTATTCTTTATTATATCGTTTTACTTCTTTACTCAGAATTTCCATAGGATATACACGACCATTACGGTTTTTGATATCTGCTTGCATAAAGATCCCTTTGATCTTATACTCTTTTTTACCATCTTTTTCTTCGATTAAGTAATCAGTATCTTGCTCTATATGTTCTGATATTAATTTTAATGTATATCCCATAATCCTATCCTCTATTAAGCTGTGTAGTTTACATCTTTTTTGAACTCAATCATTACAAATCCAGATGTACCAAAACAAGTCATTTCGTGATCACCAGATGTTGCAGTTGTATTTGCTGCAGAAGCTGCAATCTTACCAGCAGAACCATCATAATGTCCTGTACCAGCAAGTCTAATTGCAACTATGTCAGTTGATGAACCCTTTTCTTGAATGTCTACATGACCAGTATCGTCATCAGCACTACCTTGTGTTAATCCCCACCAAATTCTATTGATGTGTAATTTAGCACCATTGGCGTGTCCGTCTAGTCCAGATGCATCCAAAATAGCATTGTTTGCAGTGGTGTCATCTTCTATATTAACTAGAATAGTAACTGTACCACCATTACCAGTAGTTCCAACTATGGTATCCCTCAATGTTCTTGTTGTAAAAGCCATTATTTAACTCCTTAAAATGCTAGCATCTCTTTTTCAAAATATCCCATAAGTTGTCTTTCTGGGACTTTAAATTTTTTAGATATCTCTTTAATTGTTTTTTCAAAAGTATTTAGGAAATCAGAAGGTTTCGCATCCATTTTTGCAAATATTTCATCTACAGCACCCTTCATCTTAGGAGAAAGTTTTTTATATCCTTTAGAATTTTTATGTTCATCCTTTTCTTTAAAGGGCTGATACATTTGTGTTAAAGTTTTCATTAACTTTCTTCTTTTTCCTCTGTATCTGGTATATGTTGTTTAATCATACTACCAGCCACTTCTTTTCTTTTTGTTTCTAATGCATCACCAATTCTTGATGACATTGCTGTCTTAAAAGCATCTTCTGCTCCTAAATTATCTTTATTGGCTAATGCGTTTACAAATTCTTCTGCACTCATTATTTATCTCCATTTTTTTCTGGTGGTTCATAGTCGTCATCATATTTTTCAATATCATCTGCTGGGATTACATTACCATCTTGAGATGGATATCTTGTTATACCATCAGAACCATCTGGAATATCAACTCCACCGTCTTCTGGGTCAAGTCCAGCTTCTTTATTCATTTGTGATTGCATATCTTCAATTTCACCTTCATTAAGATTTAGTACGTTTTTCTGTACCCATTCTTTACTGAAGAATGTACCAATGTATGATTCAATACTTCCCAATGCATTAATTCGATCTTCCATCAACTCAGCTTTCTTGAGTTCTGCAAAATGTCCGTCTTGCAAGAAGTCATACTGAATATGTTGTTTTAGTTTTTTCCAATCGTCTAAAGTAATTACACCTTTAAGAATAAGTTGTGTTTTTAGAATATCAGTAAATAGTGGTGTAAACTTTTTACGCATCCTTTGTACAAACTTTGTAAACTTCAATTCATCTCTTGTAATCTCTGTTGAACGACCAAGACTGAAACCACCCTCTGCTTCCATACGAGAAACAGGAACATTCAATGAGCGAAATAGTTTATTTTTGAAATACTGAATATCATCTATCTCACCAAGATTTGATCCGCCTGGCAAAGTAGTAATCTCTGTACCACGGCCACCTTCTCTACGAGGCAACCAAAAATCTTCTAACATTGACATTTGATTTCTATCATCTCTGATTTCACCAGTAGATGCATCATATACTAGTTTGTTACGATATCTGTTCATAACATCTTTTAGATATTGTTCTGCTTTTTGTTTTGGTAAGTTACCAACATCAATATAGAATATACGTCTTTCTGGCGCTCTTGATATACGATAGATAACAAGTGCATCCTCAATCATTCTTAATTGATTTACAGGTTTGATTGCTTTGTGTAAATATGAAAGCACATGACCTTTATTCTGATCAATTAAACCAGAAGGTACATATGTAATACTGTCAGGAGAAATCTTAATTCCTTCAGCAGTTCCAGATTTTAAACCACTAGTATTATACAGATAATATTCATTCTTAGTTTGAATATGTTCTATACTAGTTCCTGGCTTAATTTTCTTCTCAGTTTCTTTAACTTTACGAATTTTGTTAGGCTCAATGTATCTTAATTCTTGAATACCCTGCCTCGGATTCTTTTGATCAATAACTTTGTGATAATAGAGTCGTCCATCTACATACCAACGTCTAAAGATATCGTGACCTTTAGTTTCAAAATCAAGAAGTTCTAATACAGTATCAAACTCTTCTCTAATTCTGTCTTTAATTTTTTTTGTGTACATAATTCTGTCGAGTACAATATCGACAGCTTGATCTCGTTCATTAGAAACGATACCTTCATTTATAATATCTTCAATCGCACTATCGCACTCTGGTTGTTGTGCAATATCACGGTATCTACGAATCAAGTCTGCCTCGGTTCGTTGTCTACCGTCTGTGTCTAAAAGTTGTCCGTAAAAGCCGCCACCAGCGACCTCAAGAGTTCCGTCATCTGAACTAGGTTCAGTAAACTTATCTTGAGAATCGCTAGATTTAGCACGTTCAAACTTAAAACCAAAAAGTTCAGCCATAATATCTCCTACTAGTATCTCTTATTTAGTAGGTTTAGAAACTTACGCCTGAAGGTTCAAAGTGTTGATATCTCCATGAAACCTCAAATGATTCAATGTCTCCAGCTTCAGCATTTGTCAATTCAATTGCAGAAATAGTCAATGGATAAGCATTTCTAAAGATGTAACTCTTCAGAACAGTATCATCTCTATCTAACTGTTCTACAGTTAAATCAGTTTGATATGCAGAAGGGTTAATAACCCCAGTATTTTCTGCAAAATCATTAATACCATTATGCCATCTTTCCATTGCGTTTCTAATCATAAAGTCTGTATCATTATAGAAAGTAGTATTCCAATCAGGGAAAGCGGGACGATCACCAGCTATATTGATTATTCTACCTCTAAATGGCACTTCAATAGTACCAAGAGTTGCGCCAGGCAATGCTGCAGCAGTAACTAGAAAAGAAGTTCTACTTACATCAAGTCCTATTGCAATTCCAGAAGGTGGAGTAATAGTTATCCTAAATTGGTTAGCTCTCGCTCCACCACCGATTAAGTTTGCTTTAAAGTCATCTATATTAGCCATGATTAACCTCCTATCTCACTAAACGCGACGCCGGTACGTGTGGCAACAAAGTTTAGTGTAATGAAATTAATTGACCTTGCAGGTTTAACAAAAATGTCTGCTACAAACTCGTTTCGGTCAATAACTTCACCTGTATTGTTTGTACCATTAGCGACAACACTAAAGTCTGAAATACCCCTTCTACCTTGAACATCTCTCAAGAAAGGTTCTACAAGATTTCTGAACTGTGCACGTGTAAACTCATCGTTAAATTCAAAGAGTTGAAACTTAGCAGCAGTTGCAATAGCTTTTTCAAGAACCAAGAATAATCGTCTGACGTTAATTCT